AAAAGATCCAAGACTAGCTAGGGCGGGCGTAACGGGATACAATAAGCCGAAACGTACCCCTAATCACCCAAAGAAAAGTCATGTTGTTGTCGCAAAAGAAGGTGATAAAATCAAGACCATTAGGTATGGAGAACAAGGGGCAAAGACCGCAGGGAAACCTAAAGCGGGAGAGTCCGAAGCAATGAAAAAGAAACGCGCTAGTTTTAAAGCACGACACGGCAAGAACATTGCTAAAGGTAAGATGTCCGCAGCTTATTGGGCTGATAAATCAAAATGGTAGTAACAGGAGAATATTATGCCATATGGTAAAGGTACATACGGTAGTAAAGTAGGTCGTCCACCTAAGAAGAAAGAAGCCACTGCTAAAGGAAAGCAACACGCTAAGCAGGGTTTACATAAAGGTAAGAAAAGATGAAAGGGCAAACCCACGGTGGCAAAGGTTCAGCGCAACGTAAAACAGATTCAAAGAAGTTCGCATCTAACTGGGACGCTATATACAACAAAACAGTTAAGAAGTCAAGTAAAAATAAGAAATAAAGCTTGACTTTTATAGACTATTATGTTATAATTACAGTGTAACGTTCACTTAACTACTGTCCATTAGGAGAAACAGTAAATGATAGATAAAGAACTAGAGCAATATTACAATACGTACCGTGACTTGTTTATGTCTGAAGGTTGGAAACTCCTTGTTAATGATCTAATAAACAATGCTCAAGTGATTAATCAGGTTGAAGCTTGTAAAGATGACAACGACATGTATTTCCGTAAAGGTCAACTGTCAATCATCGGCAACATAGTAAACCTAGAAGCTCAAATTAAAGCAGCTGAAGAACAAGCAGAAGAAGCCGCACTAGACGATACAGAATAATGCGTCGCTTGTTTGATTTTAAATGTTCAGCAGGGCATGTCAACGAAAGGCTTGTTGATATGTCTTGTTCTGAGCTTCCTTGTTCAGACTGTGACCTAATATCTAAGAAGATTATATCTCCTGTCAGGAGTGCATTAGACCCCATTAGTGGTGATTTTATGGGTGCTACTGCTAAGTGGGAAAAGATGCGCAGACAGAAGATGCAACAAGAGCGTAAGGCTAACTCTTAACAGAACCCTTACATAATACACCTCCATAATGAGATTACTCACGGAGTTTAATAATGGCAACACTAATAGACGAGCGTCTTGAAGACGAAGACAACGAAGCAGCAAATCTTTACGAGGAACCTGAACAGGAGACTCCTCAAGAAGAAGAAGAAATCCCTGACAAGTACAAAGGAAAGTCCACCGCAGAGATTGTGCGGATGCACCAAGAAGCTGAGAAGCTGTTGGGCCGACAAAGCTCAGAGGTAGGGGAGTTGCGACAAGTTGTTGATAACTACATACAGACACAACTCGACACAACATCAGCACCAAAGGAAGACCCTGAAGAAGAAGTAGATTTTTTCTCTGATCCCGACAAGGCAGTCGAAAGAGCTATTAAGAATCATCCTTCTATCAAAGCTGCTGAGGCCCAGTCTCAACAGTATAGACAAACTACAGCACTGAATCATCTACAACAACGTCATCCTGACATGCAAGAGATTCTGAGCAACGGTAAGTTTGTTGAATGGATTAAAGGTTCTAAGATTCGTACACAGCTTTTTGCACAAGCAGATACGCAGTATGATTATGAAGCTGCTGATGAACTATTCACTACGTGGAAAGAACGTCAACAGATAGTAACTCAAACTGCTGCTAATGAGAAAAACGAGCGTAAGCAAGCTATTAAGAGTGCCTCTACAGGCAGCGCCAAAGGAACTGGCGAAGCGAACTCACGTAAGGTCTATAGACGTTCAGACATTATTAAACTAATGAAGGACGACCCCGATCGTTATATGGCATTGTCTGATGAAATTATACAAGCGTATAAAGAAGGGCGAGTCCGTAACTAAATTTTATTTATAGGACTTGTATTATGGCAACATCAGTATATCCCGCTATGGGCGGAGCAGTAGATAACACTAGCGCAGCTACTTTTATTCCAGAAATTTGGAGTGATGAAGTAATTGCAGCATATCAGAGCAACCTTGTATATGCTAACCTAGTTAAGAAAATGAGCATGACCGGTAAGAAAGGCGACACTATTCACGTCCCTAAGCCTACTCGTGGTACAGCTTCTGCTAAAGCAGCTAACACTGCTGTAACTATCCAGAACTCTGTAGAATCAGAAGTTCTAATCAACATTAACAAACACTTCGAGTTCTCACGTTTGATCGAAGACATTACTGACGTACAGGCTTTGGCTTCTCTTCGTCAGTTCTACACTGGTGACGCTGGCTACGGTCTGGCTAAGCAGGTAGACGACGATCTGTTTGATCTAGGTAAGTCTTTCGGCAACGGTAACGGTTCTTCTTGGGCACACAGCGGCTCATTCCAGATCGGTTCCGGTGGCGCTCTCGAAGCATACGACATTGACGGCACTGCTGACGTAAACGCATTTACTGACGCTGCTTTCCGTGGCCTTATTCAGAAAATGGATGATGCTGACGTTCCTATGGATGGTCGTAGCTTTATCGTACCGCCCTCACTGCGTAATGCAATCATGGGCATTGACCGCTACACTTCTTCTGATTTCGTAGATGGTCGTGGTGTACAGAATGGTAAGATCGGCACCCTTTACGGTGTTGACGTTTTCGTTACCAGCAATGTACCTACTCTTGAAGCTGGAGTTCGTGGCGCTCAGCTGATTCACAAGGACACTTCTGTTCTTGCAGAGCAGCAAGGCGTTCGTTCACAGACTCAGTACAAGCAGGAGTTCTTGGGAACTCTGTACACTGCCGATACGCTTTACGGTTGTCAAGTAATGCGTCCAGAAGCAGGTTTTGTACTAGCTGTTGAAGGCTAATAGCAACATCTAAGGGGATTCTTCGCGGAGTCCCCTTTCTTCCTTCTTTTTTATTCTTTCGGGCTATACGCCTTTCTATATCTACATAGGAAAACATCATGTCTACACTTACTATTGACGGCAACTCAAAACCAATTCAAGTCCTACGCCCAAGCACTACACATACTGTAGGTGTTTCTGGCTCATCGGCTGCTTCCAGTGCTATTGTATCTGGACGAGTAGCGCGCATAGTTTCTACAGTGGCAGTAAATTACGTTATCAACGGTACTGCTACTTCTTTATCTACCTACTTACCTGCTGAAGCTGTTGAGTACGTTCATGTTTATCAGGGCGATACTATTTCTTTTTACAGCGGAACTTCTGGAACTGCTTACGTTACTGAAATGGTGTAAGCCATGTTTGGACTAGGCGTAAACAGACTAGGCTTTACAGCCAACCAAAAACTGTTCAGTCCTGCGTCTCTGTTTAACAATGGAGAGGCGGGAGTATGGTATGACCCCTCTGCTGCGTCAGGCTCGCTTGATTGGCGCAGGAACTTACTTGAGTACACTGAGAGCTTTGATAATAGTTATTGGAATACAGCTACATCTGATTCAACAGCAGTTCCCGTTGTTACCGCTAATCAAGCAATAGCGCCAGATGGAACGCAAACTGCTGATTTAGTAAATTTAACTGCACCCGCTGACAATCAGTGGGCTTTAGTTCGAAAAACTAGCCTAGCTACTGTAAATAGAGCGCCAGAAATACAACAATCAGTCTGGCTTAAAGCCTATGATTCTGCGCAAGTAGGTAAAAAACTAAATGCTTATCTATACGACCAAACTAACAGCGAGTTAAAAACTGTAGGCGTTATTACTTTAACCTCCGAATGGCAGCGTTTTATAGTATCACACGTTTTTCCATCAGGCGCGCAGAATATTGAAGTGTCGTTTGGTAAGGCAAGAAACACTTTAGGCGGAATAACGCAAGCAGAAACAGCTACACAGTTTTACATGTGGGGCGCTCAACTAGAAGAAGCCTCCACAGCCTCTAGCTACCAGCCTATCCTAAGCACGTTTGAGAGCGCGTTTAAGGCTGCCTTCCCAAGCCATACCCTCTACCAAGACTATCAAGGTGTAACGCCT